TATAAGATGAGTACAAAATTTGGAGTAAAGATACCTAGCACTGGTGAAGTTATACCAATAGCAAGGAGATGGAACGGACAAATAGAATTTACTAACCCTTTAGCAGAATTATTAAAAGATAAAACTAAAGTGATAGCAATGAATAACAGCCCTCAAGGGGTTTACACAATTAAAGATTTAAAAGATGGGCAAAGTAATAATTGAGTTCGATTCAGTAGAAGAACAGGACGATATAAACATGGCTTTAAATGGATATAAGTATAGTATTATTCTGCATCAGTTAGATAATGATTTAAGAAGCATAACTAAGCATGGAGTTTACAAAAATAGAGAAGCTACATCAGAAGAAATAGAATTAGCACAGGAATTAAGAGATAGCATACAATCGTATTTATCAGAATTTAACTTATCATTATTGTAAGTATTTAAAAAACTTGTTTACCTTTATCAAATGGTTGAAAACATTGAGCGAATAATGGAGTTGTTTAACTCTGGAATAGGGAAGACAAACGTAGCGAGGCAAATATGTGAAGAGCAAGGAATTGAATTCGACCACAACCATAGGAGGAGCGTAGGTAAGTTAATAAATCGTAGGTTAAATAATGGTATAAATCAGGAGTGTGAAGCCGTAGGGATAGATATAGAAAAGGTTAAACACTATTGGTATAAAGGTGAACACTATTCTATAAATGTTAAAGGTCAAGATAATACGTTTAACTATCATGAATTTAAGCAGGATTTTATAGATACAGTTGAAAGGATTAAACCTAACCATATTAAAATTGAACGTTCCGAACTCATCGAGGACTCGCACGCTTTACTTATAGACCCAGCCGACATTCATATAAATAAACTTTGTTCTGCATTTGAAACGGGTGAAGAATATAACTCACAGATTGCAGTTCAAAGGGTTAAGCAAGGCGTATATTCAATACTAAAGAAAAGTAAATATTTCAACATTGATAAGATTATTTTAATAGTTGGTAACGATGTTTTAAATACCGACAATGCTAAGAGCCAAACGACAAAAGGCACACAACAGGACACGCACTTAAAATGGTTCGATGCTTTCATAATGGCTAAACAATTATACATTGACATCATAGAAACATTGGTACAAATTGCAGACGTAGAAGTAATTTACAACGTATCTAATCATGACGAGATGAGCGGCTTCTTTCTAATGGATTCTTTGTACAGTTGGTATAACACGCATGAAAATATAGAATTTAATCGTTCACCTTCACATAGAAAATACACAACCTACGGTAAAAACCTAATTGGAACTACTCACGGGGACGGAGCAAAGCAAAACGATTTACCATTATTAATGTGTCATGAAGCTTCAAATTATTGGCACGATTGTAAACATAGATATTGGTTTACTCACCACGTTCACCACAAAACAAGCAAGGATATTATGAGCGTTCAGATTGAGTCATTACGTTCACCAAGTCCAGCGGACAGTTGGCATCATAAAAGCGGTTATCAACATTCACCTTTAGCAATTGAGGGGTTTATATTTCATAAGGAGTTCGGGCAAGTCGCACGTTTAACAACTTTGTTTTAAGGTTATATCCTTAAAATAAATAATAAATTTAAGGTTATATACTTAAAAATGGATATATTTGAAACTAAAATACTACTTTTACATTTTAACTATCATTGTAGAGCGAAAAAAAACGTATCTTTGTCAATGATATTCACTTATTATTTAAACTAATGTACACTATAATAATATCACTATTCATTGCTATACTACTACTAAGGGAATGGTCATTATCTAGCAGAGCGAAATCTTTGCTAGGTATAGACCCTTTCAAATTTGTTAAAGTATTAGATTGTTTTCCATGCTTTACTTTTTGGACTTCAGTAATAGTTGTAATTTGCACGCACGAAAATATAATTTATTCACTAGCTACTTTTGTAGTGGCTTCAATAATCGACAAGTTATGGAATTAAACATACAAGGACGTATATCTTTAGATATATTAAGAAACAAAATAATAGCTAATAATAATAAGTGGGACTTTGACGAGAAAATACATATTCAAACAATATACCAGGCAATAACAAAAAAGACGTTGTCATTAAATTGTTCAGGTTGTTGGATTAATGCGGTTAACATAATTAATAACTTTATTAGATTTCACGAAACAGCACCGTTAACGATAGTTTTAGACACTGAAGTAATAAGTGGTAAGTTTGAAATAATGAGTTTTAAAGAGATGAAAGCATTACTGAAAGAGAAAGGTATTAAAATACCACGTAACGCTACAAGGGAAATACTAAACAAATTAATCAATGGCTAATAAGCATAGAGAAATTGACGTTGAAAAGCTTGTAGAGTTAGCTTACTTATATTGTGATGAATGTATTGAGTCAACAAAAGAAGTAGCTACAGGAAGCGGTAAAATAGTAGAAGTGAAAGAAAGACACTTGCCTACTATTAGTTATTTTCTATTGCATTGGTTAAGAAGGAATCAATTTGATTTTTATAAGAGGGCTAATTTTTATGTTATATTAAATAGTGATAACCATCCATTATTAGACACTATAAAAAGTATAGACGAACATTTTAAGTCATTAGCAACCGATATAGTAGCCAATGAAGGTAAAGGTATATTCTATGCTAAGAACCGCTTAGGAATGCATGACAAACAACATATTGAAACTAAAACCGTAGAAGGATTCGACTTTGATAATTAAAGGATATAGACCGCACGATAAGCAAAAGGAAATACATCACAGTATAAACCATGAGCCGTATAAGTATTATATTTTAAATATCGGTAGGCAGTTTGGTAAAACTATGCTAGGCATTAATCAATTGCTTTATTGGTCTATGAATGATAAAGGTTGTAGTATTGCATGGGTTACTCCCATCTATAAGCAATCAAAAAAGGTATTTGATGAAATGGAAAAGGTTTGCCAGCGTAGTGGATTCTTTCAATTCAACCGCTCAGATTTAACTATCAAAGGTTTCGGTTCTACAATTCAATTCTTTTCTGGTGAACGTCCTGACAATATAAGGGGTAATACATTCGACTATCTTATAATGGATGAGATAGCATTTAGCAGAGAGCAATTATGGAGCGAAGTATTAAGTGCGACCGTATTAGTTAAAGGAAAAAAGATACTGTTTATTTCAACTCCAAAAGGTAAGAACCATTTTTATAAACTTTCATTACAGCATAACTACGACAATAGATATAAGTACTTTCATTTTTCTAGTTATGATAATCCAATGATTAGCGTTGAGGACTTAGAAGAACGTAGACGTAATTTGCCAGACCATATATTTAGACAAGAATACTTAGCTGAATTTTTAGATAATGCTAGTGGATTATTTAAGAATATAAAAGATTGTGTTAATGAATTTCCTGTATCAACTCCATTAATGTTTGGTGGTTTAGATATTGGACGAGCAGACGATTATACTGTACTCACTATTGTTAACCGTGATAATCAAATGATACACGTTGAACGATGGAGACAGGACGATTGGACCAATATAATAAACAAGGTTGCTGAAGTAATAAATAGATTCAGAGCAAAGATATATGTGGAGGTTAACAATCAAGGAGATGTATTCTATGAGATGCTGCATAAACAATGCCGTACATTTATAGAGCCTTATGTAACTTCTAGTAAAACAAAACCCGTTATGATTGAAGACTTAGCGCTATTATTTGAGCAAAAGAATATATCTATACTTAATGAAGAGTGGCTAATAAACGAACTAGAAGCCTTTACTTATATTTATGATACAAAGACTAGGGGTGTTAAGTATTCAGCTCCTCAGGGTGTGCATGATGATGGGGTTATATCTTTGGCTTTAGCAATACAATCTAGAAAAGACTTAATTAAAAAAGGTCATTATATTGGTACTCATGCGTAATAATTAAAATAAAATGTTATATTTGCAAGCATGAAAAACAATATCTTTAAAAATATGGTGTTAAGAGAGATACCAGAAGCTGAGTTTATAAACAATATTCTTATCAGTCCTTTGCCTAAGATAAAGATAAACGGTATATTTAGGGATGGTAACGATATAATACTATTAGCTATTTCAAAGTTTAGTTATTCATCTGTAATCGAAGCTATGAAGAATCAAAAGATAATCATAATGTTATGAGTACAAAGTCTTTTATAGTGGTAATAATAATATCAGTAATACTATGGTATATAATTATAAAGTCCTTAATTTAAGTAGTAATGATTACGCTAACATGGCGCACAATAACGCAAACGCTTTAAGGTCGATAGGTGTTATATGTGAAGATTTAACATTAAACAGTCATGTGTTTGGATATAATGAAGAAAGCAAGGTAGTAGATAGGCAATATATTATAAACCACGTTAACAACTACGATGTTGTACAGATATTCCATAGTTGTCCCGTTATACTTTCACTTATTGAGATAGCTAAATTCAAAGGTAAATTAATTGTTTACCATTCAGGGAGTAGATATAGAGATGAACCGTTTTTTTATAACAACATATTCAATCCAATAGTTTACCGTTGCATTACAGACCAAACAGAGTTTATGGAGTTAGGAGCGAAAGACATTGAATACTTAGCACCTCACACAGATTTAAAACCCGTAGACAAACGTAAAGACGGTAAACTTATTATCGGTCATTATCCTAGTAATGCAATTGTAAAAGGCACGAAAGAGATTAGGGGAATGTTAGAACCGTTTAAAGATGAATTTGAGATTAGAATAGACGAAACTATCCTACCGCATGACGAAAACTTAAAACGTATTGCAGAGTGCCATATCTATATTGAACTATTTAAGCCTGAATTGAACGGCAAACCATACGGATGTTTCGGAGTGACTGCATTTGAAGCTACAGCTTTGGGTTGCTTAGTTATTACAAATGATTTGAATAAGGAAGTTTACGAGAATGTTTTTACTAGACATGATTTTTTAATAGCAAATGATAAAGAAACTTTTAGACAAGTTTTACTAGTGACATCAATGTTAAAAACAGAAACGTTTAATGATAGGTTTCATAAAGACTTTCATAGTAAACATTCAATAGAAGCTACAGGGAAACGAATACTAGATTTAATAAAATGAAAGCAACTAAAAAAGCGTGGAAAAGCGCAACTGAAAACCTACGTACAAGACAGCAGAAAGCACAACACACGGACGATAATAGAACAGCTCCGAATATTTTAAGAGACTATGAAACACATTTAAACAAGTGCGGTTACGGCAATAGTATTTTAGACGTTGGTTGCGGTGGTCAGTTCCTAAAAACTTGTATTCCTGAAGATGTTGAGTATATCGGTTTAGATGCTTTTCCAATTAAGGGAGTGCCAACATTGAAAGGTAGTATTGAAACTATTGAGGGCATCGAAGTAGATACCGTTTGCTGTATGGCTGTACTAGATAACTGCTTAGACTTTGATAAGGCAATAGACAACATTAAAAAGATAGCGCAAAAGAATGTTATTATCTTAACTGGCATAGATATTGAAGTAGACCAATACCATACTTTTAAATTACAGTTGTCCGACTTTGAAGAACGTTTTAAAGATTGGAGTCAAACACATTATGAAGAGTTAACTCCTAAGGTATGGTTACTATGTTACAGCCGCTAGTAAGTATTATAATTCCCTATTCAATTGATAGGGGTTATTTAGATGTAGCAATTGAAAGCGTTAAAAAACAAACATATCCTAACATTGAGTTATTAATACAAAATGATAATGTTAACGTATCAACAAATATAAACAACGGTATTAAACGCGCGAAAGGTTTATATATTAAATATCTATGTGAAGACGATTATCTAACACCTAACTCAATTACAGATAGTGTTGAAGCTATGCAAGGTTTTGACTTTATTCATGGGGTTGCTAACAATGTACATACAAATAGCGTGCAAGTTCAATACCCTAGATTTAAACATCCTACTTTTAATGACATGATATACAATAATGTTATTCACGGAGGTACACTAATGTTTAGAAAAGACATTTTAGATGCTGTAAACGGCTTTGATGAGTCATTAACTTGTGCTGAAGAGTACGATTTAAACCTTAGATTATTAGATGCTGGTTATAAGTTAGGATATACAGATAAGATTCTTTACAATTACCGTAGACATGACGCTCAAAAGAGCTTAGGTAAAGGAATAAACCAAGGTGAACGAGCGCAAAAGATACAAGCAATTAGAGATAAGTTCACTAGGACACCCATAATTGTAGGAATAGCAACTTTTAAAGGCCGTGAATTATTACTGCAAAGAACTATAGACTCTTTAAAGGGTCAAGTTGATAAGATAATAGTTTACAATAACGAACTAAATACCAACCTAACCGATAACGGCAAGTTCTACGGATTGAATTATGTGACTAAACCGTCTTACTATTTCAGTTGTGACGATGATATTATTTACCCAAGTGACTACATACATAAAACAATACAAGCAATAGACAAACATAATTGTATAGTAACTTACCACGGGCGTAGATTGAAAGGTATAGGGGTGGAATACTATAGAGGACATGATTCTTATAGCGCGTTTAAGACCGTTAACAATGGAATGTATTTAGATGTGTGTGGCACGGGAGTAACTGCATTTAAAACAGATTACTTTAACCCGACAAGCTTACTAGATTCTGAACACAAAAAAATGAGTGATGTTATATTCTCACTTAAGGCAATGAAGGATAAAAAGAAAATGTTTATGATGCCACATTCTCAGGGTTGGATTATAGAACAAAGAACAATAGTAAATATACATACTGAACAAATTAAAAACTCACAAATACAAACAACACTATGCGACGAAATAATGAATTTGAAATAAAACTACCTAAGACAATAAACGATTTAAGAATAAGACATTTAAAAGCGTTTAGTGATGAACACTTTAAAGTTGAAAGCATTAGTTTAAATGATAAGGTTATATTCTTGGCCAATATTACTTTGGTATCAGTTTCTAAGTTATTGACTATTGACTATAAGGATATAGAGAAAATGTTTAGCCATTGCATGAATTTATTTGAAGGATATAAAGTTAATGGAAACCCTAAACAATTTATAACCGTAAATGATATAGAGTATCAACTTGTGGATCAAAAGAAAGTAGGAGTAGGTTACCATATTGACGTAGAAAATTCAGACTTTGTAAATGACCCTGTACGATTAGCTTGTATTAATTACATACCTAAGGGAACTATCTACGGTTGCATGGACGAAAACGAAAATATGCTTTATCCTATAAGTTCCAGATATGAAGACTTTAAAGAACATTTTAAAATGACAGACTTTGTGGAGCTTCAAGGTTTTTTTTTGCTCAGAGACGCGCAATTAATGAGCAACTATATGGAAAGCCTAAAATTAAAAGAGAGGATAAAAAAGAGATTAAGAATGTTTGGTCTTGGCATGAAGTCATAATTTATCTAGCAAAAGAATTAGGCGAAAATAGAAAAGATATAATAAAAATTAATATCTTTACATTTAATAATTGGGTAAACTTCTTTACATATAAAATAAAGAAAGATAACCCTCCGACAAAAACGATAGTTAGACGATGACAGAAGCTGAAATATTAAGTAGTTTAAATTTAGGTAGTTCTAAAGCTATACTTAATAATACGGCTGGCAATCCTTTATCTACATTACTACAAGCACTTACCCAAGAAGTTATTGACGATTTGCGTAAAGCTATGCAAGACAGAAATGTAGATGCTAGTAGAAACTTATCACAAAGTATAAAACCAACAAAGACATTATACAACGGTAAAGCGGTTAGTGTTGGCATAACAATGGATTTCTATTGGAAGTATGTAAACTACGGAGTAAACGGAACTGAAGTTTCACACGGTGCGCCAAATTGGGGTAAAGCCCCTAGCAGTGGGGTTAGTTTTCATGACTCTATTAAGAATTGGATATCTCAAAAGGGTATAGGTTTACCAGAACAATTTAAAAGTTACGATTCTTTCGCTTGGGCTGTTCAGAATAGCGTTGTTAAGAAAGGACAAAAACCGAAGCCATTCTTTGAAGATGTTA